CCAGCAGCCGAGCCGCCCATATTGTCTAGCCCTAACGGGAATCTTCCTCGTAAGTCAGGCAATGCAAAAAATTCAACTCCGCCGTCGGATACTAGCGAAGCATCTTTAAATGTAAATCCAATAATGTTAAACAAATCTGGATATAAAACTTTAAGTATTTCTCCGCCGTTACATATGAGCCACCCTGTGGGTGCTGTTGCACCTGCATAAGGCATTATTGCTCCTATAGGTGTAGTTGGTACAGCAGATAATAAATCCCTTTGACTTATCTTAAATAATCCTGTCGAGCCGCTAACTCTGTTAATAAGAATTTCGTCGTCACCTTGTGTGTTGACGACAGAAGTTTTTCCAGAAATAAATGCGTTACTTACTGATGTGTTAAATGTTTTTGTACCGCCGCCTACTTGTCCGTCAAAAGTAAATGACGGTGCTTGAATATCACCAGTCAATTCAAACGTAGTAACACTTGCTAATTTATCTGCACTTTGAGATTTACCAGCAAGTGTGCCTGAAATATTATTTGCAATTACATCGCCAACAAAAGTTGTTGCATAAACATTCTGCCAACGCACTAGTTCTGTTCCTAAATTGCGGGCATTATTTAAATCTGGGGTTAGTGCTCTTGTAATTGTGCCGCCTAAAACTTTTAGTGTACCGCCTATGTTAACATCTTTTGCAACGCCGATGCCGCCTTTAGTTACAATAGATCCATCACTAATTGTTCCGCTATTTGAAACACTTTCAACTTTTAATAAATCACTTACTTGTATATTACCAATAACATCAAGTGCTTCGTCTGGTGCAGAATTATTAATACCTACATTAGTAGAAGAATCTACCCTTACTACAGTTTTTGTAGTTCCGTTATCGTTAACTCTGATGTCTATGTTTGCACCACTGGTGCTTTGTCTAATAACTCCAGCTTCGCCTTCTACACCTAAATTAAATTGACTTCCTGCACCTAATGCAATGCCTCCGTTATTTTTTACTTTTAGAGGAAAGTTTGTTATACTAGTCTGGTCGCCACGTAAAAAGTTTGACGCTGGCACTGTCACCTCACCAACTACTAGTGCTTCTGCTTTTTCTGCAGGGCCATTAAATCTTGCAATGCCGTCACCTTTTACATCTAACGTAGTAATGTTTATGCCAGGCTTAATTTCAGCAAAACCTCTAATTGTAGTTTTTGGTATAAATCTATCTGCACTAACAATTACAATCGGAGTAGCTTCTACTTCTATAAACAATACAACATAGTTTTGATCGTCAGTGCCAGTTAATTGTCTTGGACTTGCTCCAGTATTTAAACCGTCTGCAAAATCAGGTCCTACTAGCACCCAGCCTGATCCTGAAAAAAGATATAGTTGCTGATTGTCTGTATCTACCCAGAGGTCTCCAGTTACTGAATTTGTTACATCTGGTTGTGTAAGTCCTTTTTTGAGTCCTCCTGCAGATCCCCATGCAGTTCCGTCATAAACTTTAAGCTGGTTTACTCCGGCTGAAGTGTCGTACCATAGTTGTCCTTCTACAGGATTTACAGGTTCGTTTGAGTTTGCAAAATTTTCTAAAATATGTAAAAAGTTTTCAGCAATTGATGTACCGTACGCAGTTGTGTTTTTACCAGGGAGGCTTAAACTGGTTTCTTGATTAATTGTATTGTCTTCTACAATTATATTACCTTTATTAACTTGGTCTGTAAATCTAATTTGGTATGCCATTTATCTCTCTCAAATTCCTGATAAACTTTGAACACGTACAGTATAATCTATTTGTATTAACCTGTTCAAAGATTTTTGAACTGGATGAAAAATTACATGAGTTAACAAACGACCGTTACCTGATTCGCTAAAGCCTCTTAATCCTAATTCATCAAACACATAAAGGTTTTCTGCATCTGTTGCGTTGTCAAATGCATTTTGCCCTGCCGGTTCGCCGTAGTCTAATAAACATGAACATAATATATCAGTATAGTTTGTGCCACTTACGTGTCTTGTTTCTATCCTGTTTCTAACTGGATCAAGATTATTAACACTCCTATCGTCGACTACTTTTGTAAAAGTTTGATTATATAAACTAGCATTAGTGCCAGTTGTGTTTGGTGTAAGGTATGTAATTATTCCGGTAGGATCAACTGATGTTCCACCGTTTCCAAAACTCATTTCGTAAATAGTACCAGTCCCTTCGTTAGCCAAACTTTCCGCTAATGAAATACTCATATTTTCGTAATGTATAGCATTACGCTTATCGATAAGGACTTCGCCACTTTCTGGGTCGTGGATTTTAATATGTCCCTGTAATATTACACCATTGTTGTCTTTAAATTCTTCGCTCATTTTTTATCTCGCTATACTGTATTTATTCTGGTAAGTCAACTGTTGCGTCACGCAAGAATCTTGCAATGTCATTTTCAGCTTCAGTTAACGAAGTTCCAGTTGGATTCCAAACTTTTCCTTGCTTTCTTACAACTATAATTTTTTCGTTTATAGAAGGTACATAATTTAATGTTAGTATATTATCCGTAACATTAAACTCTGCTTCCGCTTCTACATCTGCTTCAGGTGAATCTTGATCTATTGTTGGATCAAAAACATCAATTACATTTTTACGTAGACGTTTTCCACCAGCAAATACTTCAAAATCGTCTGCAGAACTAGGAGTAAAGTCTAATTCAAAATTACCAGTGCTACCGTCAGGAGTTAATACTGTTGATATTAGCTCGTCCTTATAAGGAATAGTTTCTTTCGCACTCTGATCAAAAATCCTTGTACCGGCAGTATACACTTGCTTAACTCCTGTCCCTAGTGTTCCTCTTCTAAGTTGTCTTAAAGTATTTCCTTCTTTAACAAAGTATTCTATTCTTTCTCCGTCTATAAACAGTACACCAGGCATATTTTTTAATTTATTAGGTTCGGTTAAATTGCTACCGTCTACTACTTCTACTCTTAAATCATACCAATTTAAATCTTGAGCTAATTCAAAAGTATATGTGTCATTTAATCTCTTGTAATGTGTTCTATTTAACATATCTTTGAATTGTCTAAATCCAAATCTTTCATTCAATAAAGATGCTCTAAAATGCACAATATCAATTACATCATTTTCGCTCAACGTTTGTACAATTTGAATATAATATCTATCATCGGTTACATAGTAGTCTACGCTTGGTATCAACTGGTTGCCATTTACAGCGACCCATACATACTGAGCATCTAGTGCTTGACCTCTTAATTTGATTAAACCCGTTGTTAAATTATGATACTCTACATATTCCGATGTTCCACTGCTTAAGGTTGTGCGGTTAACAACGTCATAATTTATTCTAGTCATATCTTGTATATCGTGATTACTGAACTGCAATACTTCTACTTTTGTATCTATAGGCATTGCAACACTAGTGTCAATTATCAATTCATTAGTTTCGGTATCAAAAGTGTACTCGCCGTCGTCGTTAACAAAAACCTCTAATACATCGCCTGTTGTTCCTACACCACTAAAGAGCACAACACTTGTATTAAAGATATCATATCTATAACTAATTGTTTGTTCTAATTTTAACCCATTTAAATAAACATCTATTTGATCAGGAAGTAATGATACATTAGGCTGCTGGAATAATTGCAATTGATATTCTCTAGTGCTAGTTACTTCAAACCTTTGATTATATCCAGGATTTAAAATTTTATCTCCTACTGTAACAATAGCTTTATGCGTTACTGGAGGAGCATTAAATGGAATGTTTGATAATTGGAATGCTAATGTAGAACCGTCAGCATAGAATGTATCCCTTTTAACATGGCTATAATTTGTACCAGATGCATAAAATATTCCGTAAGATATAACTGTTCCTGCAACAGGTGCTATAGTAAAGTTAAGTCCAAATTTATTATTTTCAGTTTCAAAAACAATTACGTCTACTGATTCTCTATTGGCTTGTACGTAATGTGTTGAGCCTGTTTGATAAGGAATATCTAATTCGTATATAATAGAAGTTCCGTCTGCTACAAATTCGTCTATGTCTAATATTTGTTCTCCGGAAATTCCCATTGTAAGAATATTCAATTCACTGCCAGCAGTTGGAACAGTTGAAAAAGTAACAGTATTGTTAGTAACATCTAGTGTATATGCTGTTTCGTCAAGATTTACTTTGTCTAGTCTTACAAACACTGCTTGATTTGTGTTTGGTTTAACACCTAAATCGTATACTGCTGTCGTACCGTCAGTAATATAGTTTTGACTATATATTGTGCTTGCACCGTCACCTACTCTATGATATACTCGAATATCTAATGTGTCCACTAGTTGCCCTGGAACTAATTCTTCAGGACCTTTTGAAGTAGTAGGTGTTACAAATCCGTCGCCGTCTATATTAATCTCTTCTGCATTAATACCTTTTGCTGTGTTATATTGTAAATCTCCTCCAGTTAACTGAGTGTCATAAGCAAGCGGGTCAGGTAGGAAACTACCGTCTGAGGTGGTTTTTCTAACTATTAAAACATCGCCGTCAATAAGAGGAATATTTAAGCCGCTTTCAGACACATCTATTTCTGTTTCGCCAGCACCAGTAATACTCTGAACTATTGCGTTTGGATTTGTAATCGGATTGCCGGTACCAAAATTCGGATCATCTATACGCACACCGTTTTTGTAAATATTATATACTATATCTACTTCTAAAGGCTGTTGTAATTCTATTGTTAAAGTTGAACTGTCTGTTCTAAATATTTCGTCTTCAAATGTGTTGTCGTAGGTATCCCAAGTGGATGCAAACCATTCGTTTGTATCCCATCCTGCAGGAGCATCAAATTGTAAACTTTTGACTTCAACGCCTCCGTAATCAATTCCGTCCATTAGTTGCGCAACATCTTTGCCTATCATTCCAGTTGTTGGATCATAGAAAAAATTGATTCTGTCTTGGGCATTGAGAAGATTTATATCATAAAAGTATTCAATTTTAATATCTGTGCCAGAAGCAGGAGGATCTATAAATTCAATGCGGCCAAGTTTACGTGAATATGATTTTGAATTGTCATCAACATTAGATACTATGTATTGGCTTCTTAAAGATTCTATGCCGTCTATAGAAACAACCGTCCTTGTTGATTTTAAATCTATAGGCCATTTTAAAGTAAATTTTAGGTCAGCACCAGTTCCTACAAAGTTTTCTGTTTGAGCTAGATTTGTTATGTAAAAATTACCACTTACTCTATCAAATTTTGATCGTATATGAACTCCTCGTACTTTTGTATTTCCTAAAACAGCAGATGCTCGTGCTTCAACACTACCGTCCTCTTGAGATCCATTAATTACTACTTGAGGTGCAGTTATGTATCCAGAGCCCTCTGATAAAACTTGAATGCGAGTAATCTTTCCATCGCCTATGTATGCTTTTGCAGTTGCCCCAGAGCCGCCGCCGCCAACTAAAGAAATAACTGGTTCTTGTAAAAAGCCTGAGCCAGGCTCTGCTATATTAACTTCTGTAACGCTAAATCCTACATTATCTAACCAATGCTTCTTTGGATACTGTTGCATCTCTTCACTGATGCCTGTTATACCTGTTGTTGTTGTTTTTGCAGACTCAGGTACAATTTGTTTTGTAATTGAACTATAAGAAGCAGGCAAGTCAAAATCAGTAGTTACTGAATTAGTTGGTTCTATTTTGTCGTATCCGCTAATATACTCTCTAATTTTTGTTTTAAAAGGTTTGACCTCATTTACATATTCTTGGTAATTTTCTAAATTATCATTGTTAAATGTTAGTCTTTGCTCTAACTCTCCAACGTTGTGCTTACTCTTAACAAAACTTGTTTTAAACGCCCAGTCAACGTAATTTTGTTCTGCAAAAACATATCGCAAGCTAGCAAAAAATAATTTATTATATTCTACTCGCAACTCATCGACAAAAATATCATCCCTAATAGTTTGTAATATTTTTCTTGTTTCGATTATGGGTTGAATATCGTAATATCTTGCATCAAAACTAGTAGTGTCAAATCCTGTTCTATTAGCAACAGCATCATATAAACTTGACAAAAATTCTATAGTTCCATTTTCTCTTCCGATTGTTCTGTAATTAATTGTGTAATCTTCTGTGTCTACATCTGCAATTTTTTCTAATAATAACCATCCACCAGAACCAACTGAATTTATTTTAACAATAGAGCCTAAATCTAATTCTAATGATGACAATTCGTAAGTAGCATCAATAATTTCATCTATACCCGAAAATTCATTATAGTCTGGTGCATACCAATCAACGTATTGCCAAAATTTAGATACATCATAAGCCTGTGTAGTTATCCTACTCCAGACTTTTTCTACAGAATCAAATTCGTTTATTGTCCATCTGCCTGTTGCATTTTCATCGGCACGAACTAGTACACTAAACTTTCTTGTTTTGATAGTTGTAGATTCTGTGTAATTTTTTCCGCCGCGCAGTACAGTTACATTAGAAACTTTACCTAAGGCATCTATGTCGATTCGAAGATCAGCGCCGGAGCCTTCTCCAACTATTTTATAAGAAGGTGGTTGTATGTACCCTCTACCTGGATTTGTAATTTCAACTTGTACTATTTCGCCATCAACAATTAAAGGAGTTAGCTCTGCTTGAACAACTTTTGCTGTTCCTATAAATTCAATGTCAGCATATGTATCGACAGCATTATCGTACAAATTAGAATTAATGTTTGGTAAGGGATCTTTTTCGTTTAAAACACTGAAATCTGCAAGATCAGACAATACAACAGTTTTTGCTACAGAGTTAATTCTATCTATAACCTGTTTTAATGCTTCTGGCTGATTTTTAAACCAACTTTGTCTTGGTTTAAACAATGTTCCGTATTTTTGTTTATCGCTTAATTCTGGATCGGGTACAGGTCTTTGATATTCGTCGTAGCCAATTAAACTATCAAACCATTTAGTTTCAATATCAGTTTTTGGTAAACTAGTCTCTAATCCTTCGGTCATTAATTGATATTCTGTATGAATATTTTGTTCTTGATTCTCAATTGTCCAATAACTAAAATTGATTGCAACATCCTTATCTTCAACATCTAAATTGCAATTATATAATGCAAATTTATTATTGCTAAGTAGCGCAGCAAATTTATAACCTTCTTGGAATGGATTTTCAATAAGTGCTCTAATATCGTCTGCACTTAAATTTCTGTCCTCTAGTAGTGGCACAGTCCTTTTATTTCTTACCCAATAATAAAATACATTAGTAAATCTTTGCGCTACTGGGTCGTATTTTTGTTTTTGAGTGTAAAATCTGTCTCCATACCTTGTAGTACCAGTTATTCCTAAAACTTCGCCTTCGGCTGTACCACTTAAACTATCCCATTCGCTAGGAGAATATGTACTTTCAGTCCATTCGTATATTTCAATGCTTGTTCCAGGAAAAATTGTATTCCAAAAATTTGTTTGGAAAATTGTATCTGCTTGGTATGTATTATAAAATCTTACATTTCTAAGATTCCACCATATTTTTCCAGTAGCATTTTCGCCCCATGCTGAAGTATTTTGCTCTTGGAAGTCTTCATTAATTACATTGTAAAGTGCAGGATCGTATAATGTTTTGTAACTAATTTCTGCTTCAGCTGGTCCTGCAATTTTTCCTTGCACCGGATCTAGAATATCTATATAATCAATAATTTTATTGGTTTTTATATTATAAATGTAAGCACCTCTAAACTTATCAACATTAACTACTGGAACTGGTTGTCTTAATACATTCCAAGCATTAGTTCCGTTTGGCTTTCTATATTCTAAAATTGTTCCTTGGTGGTCTTCTTTTGTTACTCTAGGAGTAGCTACGTATACATGATTTTTCTTAAGGTTTAAATTTTCTCCTAAATAAAAATAATCTTCATCTTGATAGCTAAGTGATTCTGAATAAACAAAAGAACCGTTTATATTTTCAAACATATAAACAACGCCGGTATCTTCTGTTCGCGTAGTAAATATAGTATGATTTCCGTCTATAGTAGTCCTTGCTGGAGATAGCGGAGATTCTCTATCAGTTGCATACTTACTGTTATACAAAGAACTAGAATTAATATTTCTTTGACTGTAAATATCAAACGTAGTTGGATTTACAGCATCAGATTGTAATCCTGTTACAGCTAAAACTTGGCCGTCGAACGCTACCTTTGATCCAAATTTTTCATTTGTTTCGTTATTAGCACTAGAAAGTGTTTGCACTAAAGTAAACTGCTGATTTTGCAGTTGATAAATGTATACCTTTCCTTGATTAATTTTATTATCGTCGGCTAAATTTTCGCCTATAGCTAGATAATTTCCGTCGTCGCTTAAATCTATCGATATACCAAATCCTGATATATCGTCTTCTCCGTAAATTTCTTGGACAAACTGATAATTTCCGTTAATGCGTCTGTAGATTGCTATGGCATTATTAGATGTACTGTCAGATCCCACAAGGCTTGCTGATACAGCAACAACACCACCGTTTGACGAAACGGAAAAATCTCTAGCAAACTTTAAGATGCCTGTTTCTAATCCATCGCTGTGAGGATCAAAAATTGATTCAGCTGGTAGTTTTAAGGAAGCACTACTTGGTATAAATCCTAATCTCGAAATATTATCTGAATATTCGGTCCAATTTGAAAGTAAAAATTCTCCAGCTGCTAAATTTGTAACTGCCTGATATAGTGTATCATTAAAAATTACAAGTTCTCCAGCTGAGTAATCGCTAGTGTTATCGAACTCTCCTCTATAATTTCTATCTTTTCCAATTTCCCAATCGTATTCAAATACTCCATCAGAACCTTTCTTGATAATATAAATTTTACCGTTATTGTTTACAGTTTCATTTCCTTCTTCAGCAACAAACAATGAATACAAATTATTGTTTTTTGCAAATTTTAATTTATATCCTAGTTTTCTTTCTGATCCTCTGTCTGGAAGTGTAAAATAATTTATCAACTGATATTCGCCGAGCGGCGCTTTTTCATAGATAGAAAATAATCCTTCGTTAGTAAATGTACTATCTACCCCAAACTCACTAGCCGGCAAATTAAAAATTTGATTCCATTCGTTGTTTCTACTATCAGGATAACTAGGAACCCTAGGTACACCAAGTATATTTTCTTCTTCATAGAACCAATATTCTATATCTCTTTGTTGTGGCTCTAGATCCAATGTGTTAGTTGTCGCGTCGAAGTCGTTTCCTGTACTTAAATCTGTACCCACACCAGTTGAAGTAACACCTTCAGAAATTAAAAATAATTTTCCTACTTCAGCTGATCCTAACGAAGTTTCTAACACTTCTCCCATTGTTCTGCTAGGAGACCCCACTCTTTCAATTGCTGCTGTTTCTCCGAATCTGCTACCTGAAAGCCAATTTCCTGTTACATTAGATACATATAGTCTAACATTATTGAATTGACGTTGGTAGAACATTACTTCAGCAGTTGCTCCTGTTACTAAGTCTCTAACAGTACTATAAAGACCTGGACCTCTAGTAATTAAATTGCCGTCTTGATCAAATTCGTACTTAGGTGTTGGTTCAATTGGATCTCCTAAGTTGCCATCCGGCTCTAGATCTACTGTTTGGAATTCTGTAAACTCCATGTCAATATATCCGTCCCATTCTTCAACAATAGTATGTGTGTTGTTGAGTAGTTCAGATGATAAACCAGTACCAGTTAAATCTATGCTACCTAAGGTGTCGACATAAAATTTAAATTGATCTCCAGCATTTAGATTATTAGATAATTCAATAGGGGTACGTACTACCCACCAAGGTGAAGGTCGTTCTTCTATAGTAGTGTCAAATATACCAGTATAGGATAAATGAGTTAAGAAACTTACACGATCATTTTCGTTTACGTAAGTTATCTCTTGAATGTTATCTTGTATATTATAGTAATAGTAAGGTATCGTTCTGCCATCTGGTGTAGCAGGATCACCGTCATCGCCGCGTAAATTTAGTACATCTCTAAATATTAATCCGCGCCCAGTATCAGTAGAATTACTTGAATTTACAAGATATGAGGTTGTATTAATTAACCAGTATCCGCCCAGAACATCAATATTATTAAAGTTATCTTCTGCATAGGTACCTATAAGAACATCTTCATCTAAAAATATATCATCAGTTTGTAAAAATATACCATTTGTTTCGCTAAGGTATATTACAGCTTCTCTAGTTGCAACATCATTATAAAGATATTCTACTTTGCCACTTGCTGTTGCAGTTTTAATTATATCTCCAATTTCTGGAAGCACTGTGTAATTTTCAACATTAAAAACATGATCAATTTTCTTTTGAATGATGTGATTACCTGTTAAAGTGCTAGTGGTTATTGCTGGAGAATAAGTTCCTAGGAAAGGTTCTACAGATGTTACAGGATTAGCTAAATTTGCAACACTATAATTGTTCCATTTTAAAACTATAGTGTCTCCTATTTCTGTACCTTCGTATTGATCTTTTGGTGCTCGTATAAGCAGATGATCTATAGAAGTTCCATTAAATCTATTATTTCCTGCAAGAAGTAATTTTATATCTGTACTATCTGACTGTTCTGCTATAAAACTATAAGCATCAAAACTTGTGTAAAGTATATTGTCTTCAGAACCTAAAACTTGTTTTCTTGCTTGCCACAAACTTTCGTTATAAGATACTATTTGATTTTTTTCGTAATCAATGTTAGGATCAAACTCGCCTCTATATCTTGTAAGTACTCGACTTGCGTTAGGGGAGCCGACTGCTAAATATTTTCCATCGCCAGAAACTGCAACACTGGCTCCAAATCTAGTAGGTTCTGTAATATCAGCTAAAATATTAGTATCTGGTGCAATAGTTTGCAAAAGTCTGTAATTTCCGCTTTCGTTTCCTCTAGTATAAACATTAACAACTCCGCCTTTGTTAGTTACTATAAAGAATTTTAAATCGCTGCCAGTTCCGCCAATATCGGTTACATTAATGCTTACTTCTTCGCCGCCTGTATATCCAACTCCTGGATTGGTTACAGATATTGTTGCATTACCTAATCCGTCAATTACTACAGTAAATCGAGCTCCTGTTCCTGTGCCAGTATAATTAAATAACTCTAAATCAGTATATGTTCCTGGAGTTCTATTCGCATCGTAGCCAGAATTTTGAGATATTCTTACATCGTCTACTGCACCTTGAGCAAAATAGTCAGGTGAACCTATAGCTAGAATTGTGTTATTGTCATTAACTGACATTGCTGATCCAAAGTAATCTCTTGTGGAATCAGTATTACCTTGAGGATTTTCTATTAAATTATGTACGTCATATACTTTGGTATTTTTATAAACACTCCAATTGTCAGAGCCGTCATTGTCTATCCATGCAATATCAAAATTTTCTAAAGACTTTTGCGCATACTCATTTAGTTCAATAAAATTACTGAATCGCACTGTATCAAATGTTGTTAGAATTCCATTGCCGTTTTCAACAGGATTAATAAATGCGTTCGGCTTTGGTAAAATTAATGTATTCGCGCCGACGGACTGAACAACATGGTACCCTTCGAGATTTTCAATATCTAATATACCGATAATATCTCCCGGCTTAATAGCATTGTTAACTGCTTTTGCTAGGGTTAGTTCTACTGTGTTACCTGTATCAACAGTTACCGTTGCAGTCGTAACAAAATTGTCAATTGACGTAGATTTAAATACAGTCCAAGAGTCGCCTTCTTGAGCTATCCATGCATATTCTCCGCTTGGTATTACTCCCGTTGATGTGATAAAACTTTTTTGTACAAAAGAATAATCAACATCATCAGGATTAACATAACCTGCTGTTTTAATTTGTTCCGTAAAAGTGCTAGCTTTAGTAGGAAAAGGCGAGTGATCGTAGTTTTCTGGTGCTAGGTAAACTTCGTAAGGTTTTATTCTATAAATATCATCTCTAGTGTTTGACGGTATAGATTGTACTAACTCTACCGGTTGAGGAGATAATTTAAACTTGCTTTCATCTAAAATATATTCAATTTCGTCAAATCCGTCTGCTGCTCCGTACTGTCCTAAACGTATTGCCCATTCTTCGTAAAAGTCTAAACTTTCTTTATCAGCACTAGCTAGAGCATCAAATAATTTAGACAAAGAATTTTGTGTTCCTTTATCTTGAATAAATCCTTGATAAAATTTATACTGACTAACATCATCATTTATTATATTTGCTAGATACTGGCGTTTTTGATAACCTATAAGATGTTGAGCTAGTTTTTGTTGTTCTGTATCAAAATTGTCTGTGTCAAGGTCATAAAAATCTGCAAACTGCGATGCCTTATAATCCAAATTTGTAAGCAATGTAGCTTCTGGTTTTTCTGACAAACGCACCCATTCTTTTGAATTAAAAGTTGCTGAGCCTTCTACTACAGTATTTGCGCTATAGAAAAACTCTTTGTATTTTACGATCTGCCCTAATTGATAATCTGTATAAGGCAGCCATTCAGTAGTTTCTGCTGCATCATATATAAATCCAGGAACACTTAAACTTCCTTGCCAGTTGTCTGATCGATATCCGACTACTTTAATTCTTTCTTGTCTATATCCAGGAGCTAAGTCATAAATTACATCATTAAAAACTGTGGTGTTATCTAAAAGAACAACGTGTTCAGTTTGTACAAGATTAAGTCTTATATTATACAATCCGCTGTTAGTATTTTTCAATGATATTTCGCACTTGTTGCCGTCTCTAAAAACATCAACAAACTCTGGATCTATTTTATTAGCATCTGCTCTTAAAATAGAATAAGGATAAAATGTGCTGAATAGGTCATCTACAACTGCATATTCAGTTTCAAATTTTATTCTATTTGCACCGGGACTTATAGTTAAAATAGAGCCGTCTTGCCA